TACATGCTTGTAAATACTCCAGAGGAGTTGATACCAGACAATGAGGACGACAGTCTACACTACATGGACGAACTCGCAGACAGCCTGCGTGCAACGATTGTAAAGATCGAGCTGACTGACGATGACATCAATAAGATGGACATGCGTCTAGAGGCTGCCGAGAGGTATGCCGATGAATATGTAAATTTTTTAAAATCCAAAAACAAATAAAATGAGTAATCAATTTAAAATGACAGGTGTCGTTGAAAAGGTCTTCGACACAGAACAAGTGAACGACAAGTTCAGAAAGAGAACATTCGTGGTGAACGACATGCAGGAGAAGTATCCTCAGCTCGTAAGCTTTCAGTGTGTTCAGGACAAGGTGGATCTTATAGACCAGATTGGCGAGGGCCAGGAGGTTGAGGTTTGCTTTAATTTAAGAGGACGTGAATGGACCTCACCACAGGGAGACACAAAATACTTCAACACACTTGAGGCCTGGAGGATCGATGTAAAGGAGACATCTACTAATAATTTAGTACAGGAATCCAAAGAGGACGATATGCCATTCTAACATTATGTTTTCATGATGAAAAGCAGTTAGAGTTCTGTTGGTTAGCTGACCATACTCAGTAAAAACTTAAAGCATCGACTGTATGGTAGTCGGTGCTATTTCTTGACCAATAAAATTTAATCACATGATAACTTACTTTAAAACAATAAACGACACAGACACTCCGTACCACCTTGATATAAGCAAGGCTATAGACAGGATCAAGAGTGGTGCGTCAAAGGATCTTATAAGTCAGGCTAGGTTAGAGAAGGACAAGGATAGCAGGAACAAGTTGAAGAAAAAACTACCTGCTATCTGCTTCTCTGGAACCTTTTCAAAGAGGCTTGACAGTGCCATAATTGAGCACAGCGGTATAATGTGCCTTGACTTCGATGGATTTAGGGATGATCAACACCTTCATGCTAAACGAATGGAACTTATTGAGGACGAGTTCACGTACTGCCTTTTTACATCACCATCTGGAGATGGAGTAAAGGTTCTCGTAAGGGTACCAAAAGATCCAAAAAACCACAAGAAGTACTTCAAGGCACTTGAGAAGCATTACGCATGCGAGCAGTTTGACACCTCGTGCAAGAACATATCTAGGGTATGTTACGAGAGCTACGATCCTGATATATTTATCAATGAACTATCTTCCGTATGGGAAGAGATGGAGAAGGATGTTGAAATAAAGACAAAGATAAAGGCAACCATAAAGATATCCGACTCAAATGAGATCGTTAGAAGGTTATCTCTTTGGTGGAATAAGAGCTACGGAATGATCCAGGGTCAGAGGAATAATAACCTATTCATCCTAGCATCAGCACTAAACGACTTCGGTGTGTCTAAGGATGACGCCCTGTCAACATTAAACTCTTACGACTCATCTGGAGATATGTCTTCAGAGATACCTTTAATAGTAAGCAGTGCATACAAGAACACGTCGGCACATGGATCTAAGTTTTACGAGGACATAGACAAGACGGCAGACATAGTCACCAGTATAAAGAACGGTGTATCTATAGATGTAATCAAGAAGAGCAATGAGGACGTCGATGTCGAGGAGGTCGCTAGGTCTGTAGACATGACGGAATTTTGGACAAAGAGTAGCAGGGGAAAGATAGACCTGGTCCCTCATCTTTTTAGATTGTTTCTTCAGGACAATGGTTTCTATAAGTACTATCCAGTCGGTAGCAACAACTTCGTTTTTGTGAGGATCATAGACAACACAATATCTGACGTCAATGAGGACATGATAAAGGACTTCGTTCTTGACTATCTTCTTGGAATCAACGATATGTCTGTATACAACTTCTTCGCACTCAATACAAAGTTCTTTCAGGAGACATTCCTAAACTACGTCTCAAGGATAGAGCCAAACTTCATGGTAGACACCAGCGACGAGGCTTACCTTTACTACAAGAACTGTGCCGTTAAGGTGACTAGAGAGGATGTTGAGGTTATTTCATACAGGAACCTAAACGGTCATGTATGGGAGAAGCAGAAGATCGACAGAGACTTTGTCAAATCAGAATTTCAGGACTCTGAGTTCAGGTTCTTTATCAAGAACATATCTGGAGACAGGGATGACAGCACTAGGTCTATGGAGTCAACACTTGGATACCTATTACACTCACACAAGCCAGCCAGCTACTGTCCTGCAGTAATACTTAATGACGAGATTATATCTGACAATCCTGAGGGTGGTACTGGTAAGGGTATATTTGTCAAGTCAATAAGCCACATCAAGAAGATGGTTATCATAGATGGGAAGGGATTCTCATTTCAGAAGTCTTTCCCGTACCAGAGGGTACAGGTAGACACGCAGACGCTTGTCTTTGACGATGTAGCTAAGAACTTTGACTTCGAGAGGTTGTTTTCAGTTATTACTGAGGGTATAACGCTTGAGAAGAAGAACAAGGACGAGATACATATACCATTCGAATACTCTCCGAAGATTGTGATAACTACAAACTACGCAATAAAAGGGGCAGGAAATAGCTTCGAGAGACGTAAGTGGGACCTTGAGTTTAAGCAGTACTACACCAAGAGCTTCACCCCTGAGAGTGACTTCGGTCACATGCTATTCAGTGAGTGGAGCGATATGGAGTGGTCTAGGTTTGACAACTACATGATCGACAACCTGCAGGTATATCTAAAGAACGGACTGATGGTCTGTGAGTTCAGGAATCTAAAGGTGCGTAAGTTTATCGCAGAGACATGCTCAGACTTCTGGGAATGGTCAGACAGCGATGACAATCCATACACAGAGCTTGAGAGGTCAAGCCTTGGCATGGAGATGTTCAACAACTTTATAGAGGAGTACCCAGACTACGGCCCCTATGGTAAGTTTAAGCTTTCACACAGCAGGTTCTACAGATGGCTAGATAGCTATGGACAGTTTAAGTACGAGGATAAGCCTGTAGTAACAAGGAGATCTCAGGGTAAATTTGTAGAGTTCATCAAGAAGGAGGAAGAGCAGGTTAAATTAAACTTTTAAGGTATGAAGCTAAGAGAATATCAGGTCGACATCTCTAGGAGGGGTGCCGACATATTAAGCAGACTCAATATACTATGCCTTGCGATGGAGGTACGCCTTGGTAAGACATACACATCTCTTGAGGTGTGTAGTCTTGTCGGGGCTACCAAGGTTTTGTTTCTTACAAAGAAGAAGGCTATATCCTCCATACAGTCAGACTACGACACTATGTCGCCTGGTTTTGATATCACGATCATAAACTATGAGTCCATACACAAGCTTGAGGACGTCATGTTTGACGTGGTTATATGTGACGAGTCACACACCATGTCATCATTCCCAAAGCCAAGTATACGCACAAGACAGATCAGAAAGATGCTATCAATGAATGGTGCCAAGCTGATACTCATGACTGGAACCATAACTCCTGAGAGTTATAGCCAGATATATCACCAGTTCTATGTACACCCAGACAATCCGTTTAGGTTTTACAAGAACTTCTATGCATGGGCACAGGACTATGTAAATGTATTCCAGAAGAAGATAAACAGCTTCATGGTTAATGACTACTCAAGAGGTATAGAGAGAAAGATAATGTCTTCGGTATCTCCATACATGATCTCATACACGCAGAAGGAGGCGGGATTCTCTACAGATATAGAGGAGGAGACCCTGTATGTAAGGATGCTGGACAGGACATACGCAATATGCGACAAGCTGTCTAAAGATCTGGTTGTGGAGGGAGATAAGGAGGTAATACTTGGCGAGACACCAGCAAAGTTGATGCAGAAACTTCATCAGCTTTACAGCGGAACTGTAAAGTTTGAGTCTGGCAATAGCATGACCATAGACAAGAGCAAGGCCATGTTTATACGTGACAGGTTCAAGGGCACAAAGATTGGAATATTTTACAAGTTCAAGGAGGAACTTAAGTGCCTTCAGTCTGTATTTGGTGACAGCCTGACGACAGACCTGGATGAATTTAATTCTACAGATCAGTCGATCGCTCTGCAGATTGTTTCAGGACGTGAGGGAATATCTCTGAGGAATGCAAAGTACTTAGTATTCTACAACATAGACTTCTCTGCCGTCAGCTACTGGCAGGCCAGAGACAGGATGACCACGATGGACAGGACATTCAATAAGGTCTTCTGGATATTTAGCGAGGGAGGCATAGAGGACAAGATATACAAGGCGGTAAAGAGGAAGAAGAGTTACACTACAAATATATTTAAAAAGGATTATGACGGACAAGGAGATTGAAGAAAAGATACACGGACTAAGGGAAGAGATCGTAGATATAAATATACAACTAAGCAGGCTCAACCACGAGAAGAGGTGTCTTATGTCAAGCGTAAGTTATTACGAGGACATGAGCCTTAATCAGATAGAGATGAATTTTGACGATTGTGAAAAAGATGTTTAAACTTTTTGTTTTTTGTTTGTAGTTTGTTTATATTTGGTTCAAAGTTATGACCGAGCAGAAGATACAGGCAAAGCTAATAAAGAAACTTGAGGATGATGGATACTACGTCATAAAGCTTTCGGTGACAAATAAGCCAGGTATACCTGACCTTGTTGCGATACCAAGAGACTCAGACGCAGTATTTTACGAGGTAAAGAGGCCTGGTAAGAAGCCGAGACCTCTTCAGGTTTATAGAATAAAGGAATTAAACAGGCATGGGATTGAGGTACACGTATATGATGGAAGATCTGAATAAGTTGAGGCAGGTGAAGGACACTGTGTATACAGTCCCAAGGGTTGCTTATGATGATGGTGATTTTAACATAAATTATGAAAAAACTTTGGACTTTTATGAAAAATTAACAAATTTAATTGAAGAGACTCCAAATGATCAGGAGTTAGGAAGTATAGTTAGGAATTTAATTTAAAACAAATAAAATGGTAGAGAAGGTATTAGAATTTATTGAAAGAGACAAGTTAAACAGTAAGTCAAGACTTAGAGAGCTTATACACAAGAGGGTTTACCTGTACGCATTCCTTAGGAGCAATGGATACAAGCTTCAGGAGATAGGAAGGATGTTCAACAGGGATCACGCAACCGTGATACACGGGATAAACAACTTCAAGATATTCAAGAAGACTAAGGATCCACTATTTGATATCGACACGATGGAGTACAAGCAAGCCCTTGAAGGAGATTCGGGATCTATAGACCTAAAGAGAGATATCTTTGAGGATCTGAAGTCTTGCAATCAGTTCAGGGATCTTGACGTTATAAAGAAAAGGATAGAGAATGGAATGTACTAGGGGTGTATACTGCGTAGACATAGAGATTAATGCCAAGGCGATATCTATGAGGACAAAGATAAGACGGATACACAAGAAGTTTACATCTGTCCCTCTCGCACTTGATGACGACCTAAATCCAGTAAAGAAAGACTT